GAGAGCAAGGTATCCAAGGTATCACTGGCGAGCAGGGTATTCAGGGTATCACTGGCGCAGGTACACAAGGTACAACAGGGGATCAAGGTATCCAAGGTATTACTGGTGAACAAGGTATTCAAGGTGGAGCTGCAGAAGCTGCTTCTGCGTATGAATTGCAATCGGTAAATGATACAACAACAAATCAAGATTTTTATCCGGTTTTTGTTGGAGCAACTGGATCTGTCCAAACAATTACATCATCAACAACAAAACTGTATTTCAATCCTTCTACCGGCGACTTGTCGGCAACAGGCTTTAATTCACTTTCAGATGCAACATTTAAAGAAAATATTTTACCAATTGATGATAGCTTTTCAATGCTTGATAAAATTGATACGTACAAGTTTAATTGGAAAGATACAAAAGAATTAAGTTATGGTGTTATGGCGCAAGAGTTAGAAAAAATTATGCCAGAGCTTGTAAAGAAAAATGGTACCGGTCAAAAAACTGTTTCATATATTCCTTTAATTGCAATCATGATCGACGCAATAAAAAAATTAGATGATAAGATCGAAGGTAAAATGTAATGTCATTTAACTTTCCAGATTCTCCGAGTTTAAATCAGATATACCAGCAAGACGGTATGTCTTATGAATGGACCGGTTCAAAGTGGCGTAGAACCGATACTTCTGAAAACTCTATCGTCGTTGAGTATTCAGACATTGCAGAACAGACTGCAAGTACTGTTTCTATCGAACCGGATAAGTATAATTACTTTAAGATTGATGTAGATGATAACGCGACCATTACAATACCATCAGCGAGCCCGTATTCAAGCTTTGTGGTAGAATTAGCTTTAGCTAGCGCAAATAATTCCGTTTCTTGGAGTAACAACATAGAATGGACAGGTGGGTCGGCTCCTTCTTATAATTATGGATATACGGCTAAGGTATTATTAGATTTTACTACATATGACGGAACTAATTGGATCGGCTCAGAACTTCTAGATTATGAAGTTCCAGTTTTTCCAACTGAAGCATTTTACGAAACTGCTGGGTCTCATACTTTCACTGTTCCGAGCCATGTTACTACCATTAGTGTTGTGTGCATAGGAGCTGGAGGAGGAGACGATGGCACCGCAGCTGAAGGCTCTGTCGGCGCGCCCCCCGGCAATGCACAGATCACAACTGCAGCGCATAGCTGGTTTAATAGTACTGCTCATCTTTTAGCTGAAGGCGGTAGGAGTTCATATCGGGGTGGCGGTGGTGGTGCTGCAAGTGGTTCTTTAATGACCGCCGGGTATTCTGGAGGGAACTCCCCGAATAGCAATTCCTTGCTTGCCGGCGGTGGCGGTGCTGCAGGTTATGGTGGTAACGGCGGTAATGGGGTTTTATATTACGGTTATGCCGGTGGGGGTGGAGTAGGAGCATTCGGAGGTGATCCTAGCGAAGGAGGTGCTTTAGGAGGAAATAGCGAGTTTGCAGCACTTAATGGAAAAGGTGTGAACGGTGGAACCGATGGCAATGGCATAGCACCAGGTGAATATGGTGGTGGAAGAGGCGGGGCCAATAGGAACAATAAAGGTAACATAGGTGGTGGAGGAGGTGCTTTAGCATATGCAAATAATATATCCGTAACTCCTGGACAACAGTTTTCGCTTCAAGTTGGAGATGGCCGTGGAGGTCAAAGCGCCGCTGCAAGAATATACAGTCAGTCTGGTGGTATGGGCGCCGTTAGAATTATTTATGGGGCAGGAAGATCCTTCCCAAATACAAATACAGCAGCCTTAGGTCCACAGCCTGGATAAAGGTTGATAAATATATATAACGATCCTGTAAGAGGTAATATAAGAAATGGCTAAATTAAATTTTCCATCCGGTCCTGCTATCAGAGACGTGCATGTACAAGGGTCTCTTAAACACATTTTCACTGGTACAAAATGGAAACTGCACGCAAAGAAGTATAACTATAATGGTTCTGCACCAACAAACGCTAGCAACGCGACTGAGATAGACCTAAGCACTGGAAATTTCTTTGATATTATATTAGACGAGCAGACTACAGTTAGTTTCGCGAACCCACCTACTTCGGGGTTATTTAAGAAGTTTCAAGTAAAACTTAGTATACTTAGCACTTATGTGAGTACTATTTCCGTAACTTGGCCAAATTCAGTTGCATGGGAGGGTGGCTCAGCGCCAACTCTTCCTGAGTTAGGCCATACTGACGTTCTTGAATTCTATACGAGCGATGGTGGAACAACGTATTATGGAAAACTAAAAGAGGATAACGTAAGCTAATGGCAGCAAATTTTCCAAGTACTCCTACGATTGGAGATACGGTAACAATTGAAAACATTACATATAAATGGTCTGGAACCACTTGGAACATTATTTCTAGAGGAATAGTTGCTCCTGTTGTCCAATCAAATAATGGAACAATAGATTTAAGTAAGGGTAACTACCATAAGATCTTAATAGATAGTGGTAACAACTCGGTAACTGTGAGTTTTACGAATGTTTCTCCTGGTAGTTCCAAATGGTTTTTAGAGTTGAATGTAAGTGATAGCTACACAATTACATGGCCTGACTCTGTAATATGGGAAGCAGCTACTGCACCGGCGACTTCTGGAAGTCAAACTTTAATACTTGAGTTTTACACGCCTGATGGTGGTACTAATATTTACGGCGTTGAGTCTATAAATAGAGACGAAACGCCAGCGTATTTGTTCCAGGGCTCTGTAAGTGGTTATACTTCTGGTGGTTATACTTTTCCAGCAATCAGAAGAAACCAGATCGAAAAGTTTTCTTTCACCAGTGATGGTAATGCGACTGATGTCGGTGATTTGACGGTAGCTAGATTGGGGCTGTCGGGTGGTCAGTCATCTTCAACACATGGGTATACATCAGGCGGAGTTGGCCCAGTCGAGCTCTCATATGTAAATACGATTGATAAGTTTCCTTTTGCTACTGACGCAAACGCAACAGATGTAGGTGATTTGACTCAAATACGGTATGGATCAGCCGGGCAATCTAGCGCCGAATCGGGATACAATTCAGGGGGTTTTTCACCGCCTAACGTTAACACGATAGACAAGTTTCCTTTTGCGACTGACGGTAATGCAACTGATGTAGGTGATATTACGCAAGCTAGGATTGGCCTAGCGGGCCAATCAAGTTCAGAAAATGGCTATGCTTCAGGAGGCCTCTATGGGATCCCACGTTTAACAATTGATAAGTTTCCATTTGCAACTGACGCAAACGCAACTGACATTGCAGACCTATCTGTAACCAAAAATGACGCAGCAGGCCAATCTAGTTCCGAATCAGGTTATACGTCTGGGGGTCAAACAAGGACCCCGCCTGCGCCGGCATTCACGACAAATGTAATTGATAAGTTTCCATTCGCGGCTGATGCAAATGCAACAGATGTTGGTGATTTAACGGTAGCAAGACAGGCGGTGGCAGGACAATCTAGTACAGGAAATGGTTACAGTTCAGGAGGAACTCTCAACGATTTCCCACCCACATCGTATAATATAATTGATAAGTTTCCGTTTGCTTCTGACACTAACGCAACTGATGTTGGGGATTTAACGGCATCGCCGTCGGGGAATGCAGGTCAACAGGTATAAACGAACAGTTTAACGGAGAAAAAGAATGTTTATTAAAACAGATAACGAAAATAACATCGTGACATATCCATATAATCATGATATGTACCGAGCAGAAAACAAAAATAAGAGTTTACCTAAAGTTTTAAACAACGATTATCTTGCTGTGGAAAATGTATTTCCAGTATATCCAACAGAAAAACCAGAATTCAACGAAGCAACGCAACAAGCTATTGCTGATGCCAATAATCCGTATCTTGATGAAGACGGTTTATGGAAATACGGATGGAATGTCTTAGAAAAAACAGAAATAGTGATCGAACACGATACATCGATAAAAGCAATGCAAGTACGTAAAGAACGTGACGCGCTTCTTGCCGAATGTGACTGGGCCACATTAAAAGCTGCAGATACGGCTACTCCTATTGATGAGGCTTGGGCTACATATCGTCAAGCTCTAAGAGACGTTACAGCTCAGGATGGATTTCCTTACACTGTTACTTGGCCTACGAAACCTTAACGCTGTTTCAATGTATAAATAACAATAAGGAAGATTATGATAATGTGAGGTGAAATATATTATGAGTTTTTTCGAAAACACTAAAGACGGACAACAAATTGAAAGTACGTACCAATACGGTGATAATGATAGCTTAGCAAGAAACGTTTTAAATGACGGGGGTGACATACACCCCCTCATTATCCCCTCTAGTCTTACAAACGGTACAGGTCTAATGAACCCGTCTATATTGAATATAGACGGTAAACTTGTTGTAAATATAAGACATGTAAACTATACTTTCTATCATTCAGAAAGAAAACTGTTTCAACACCCGTGGGGACCTCTTACGTATTTACATCCTGAGAACGATATGCACTTGCGAACTGAAAACTATTACTGTGAGCTGGATGAATCGTTTGAAATATCACGCTTTAATAAAATCGATACAAGTAAGTTTGATACATACGAACCTATGTGGGATTTCGTTGGTCTTGAAGATGCCCGTTTAATCGAATGGAATGGAAAACTATTTACATCCGGCGTTCGGCGTGATACAACCACAAACGGCCAAGGAAGAATGGAGCTTTGCGAAATTGAAGTCCATGAAGATAGAGTTATAGAAGTTTCAAGATGGAGAATTCATCCGCCAAACGATAAGAATTCATATTGTGAAAAGAATTGGATGCCTATTGCAGATCAACCTTTTAAATATATAAAATGGTGTAACCCAGTTGAGGTTGTAAAAGTTGATGAGACACCAACTGATGATAAGGTATTTGAGTCAAATTGGGTTGATTCCGAAACTATACACTTACAGACATCTGGTAACTTTTTGAGTAAGGATCCTCGAGGTGGATCGCAGGTAATTCCATTTGGTGATAATTACCTAACACTTACTCATGATGTTGATTTATTTAAAAGTGATGTTGGAAGAAAAGATGGTGTATATCGCCATAGGTTTATATTATTTGATAAAGATTGGAAAATATTAAAACATTCAAAAGATTTTTCTTTAATGAACGGGCATACTGAATTTTCAGCTGGTATGTGTCATTATAAAGATAAAATACTTATTACATTTGGATTTCAAGATAACGCGGCGTTTATCTTAGAAGTAAATCCAAAGACAATCGAAAAAATGTTAGGCTGAGAGGAAAATTATTATGAACAGAACTGATATTATACAATCTCTCATAAACAATATAAACGCAAAAAGTTATCTTGAAATAGGAATTTCAGAAGGATATAATTGGAGAGAAATTAAATGTGAACATAAAGTAAGTGTTGACCCAGAACCACTGTCAAAAGCTGATTGCGTTATAACATCCGATGAATTTTTTAAAAAAAATAAAGAAACTTTTGATGTAATATTTGTTGATGGATTACATCATGCAGATCAAGTTTATCGTGATATTGTAAATTCAATTGATATTTTAAATGAAGGTGGTTATATAGTATGCCATGATATGAACCCGCTTAAAGAAGAACACCAAGTTATACCTTTTACAGGAGGTACTTGGAATGGTGATTGCTGGAAAGCATTTGTTAATTTAAGAGCAACTCGAAAAGATTTGGAAATGTACACTGTTAATACAGATCATGGTTGTGGGATAATTAAAAAAGGTAAGCAAAAAACATTAAATATACCAGATGGTGAATTACAATACAAAGATTTTGATAAAAACAGAGTAGAATGGCTAAATCTTATTAGCACTCAAAAATTTGGAGAAATGTTTGGGATAGTTGGTTTAAAATATATGTTAAAAACTTATATCATGGATCCAAATAACCCAGAAACTAATTGGAATTTGGCTTTGTATTATGATACAATTGGTCAATTAGCTTCTGCAATTTCTTTTTACATTCGCACTGCTGAAAGAACAGAAGAAGATTTATTAAAATACGAATGTCTTATTCGAGCTGCGATGTGCTTTGAAAAACAAGGTACTCGAAGATTTACCGTAAAGGGTATTGTGCAGCATGCTATTGCAACTCAGCCGCATCGCCCTGAAGGATATTATTTACTCAGTAAGTTTTATGAAAATGATCCTGGTGATGGTAAATGGTTTGACTCGTATACAACTGCATCAATCGGTTATTCATTCGCAAACAACATATTAGAGCCTCTAAGGACAGTTGTAGATTACCCTGGAAAACATGCTTTGCTATTTCAAAAAGCACATACTGCTTGGTGGTGCGGTCTTAGCGAAGACTGCAGAAGTATGCTAATGGATCTTTATACAAACTACGATTTGAAAGAAGAGTATCGTAATGCCGTATACGAAAACCTAGCAAGATTAGGAGCATTCCAATCAAAAAGTCTTACTCTATATACGAAAGATAAACATGGTGATCTTGCAAATCAATTCGGTGGATCAGAAAACATCGAACAAAACTATTCGGAAGCGTATCAAGATATGTTTGTCCTTACTCTATTCGGTGGTAAAAAGAACGGCAGTTACGTTGAGATTGGATCAGGCCATCCAACATATGGAAACAATACATATCTATTGGAAAAAGACTACGGTTGGAATGGCGTATCACTTGATATTAGCGAGCAGTTTGTTGCTCAGCACAACCAGGAAAGAAAACACACTTGCATCCTCAAAGACGCAACAACCGTAAACTACGAGCCGTTCCTCAACGGTCTTGGTTTTGGTAAGGATATTGATTACCTTCAAATCGACTGCGATCCACCCGAGATAAGTTATAAAGTTTTACTTTCAATTCCATTTGATACAAAACGTTTTGGCGTAATTACATTTGAGCACGATCACTATGCAGATCCAAACGGTGGATATCGTGAAAAATCTCGCAAGTACCTAGCAGCTTATGGTTATCAATTGGTCGCAGGCAACATATCACCAGATAAAGATAGACCATATGAAGATTGGTATATACATCCTGACATTATAAATATCGATGAGTTCAGAGTTTTGAAGAATACTGGTGATTCTACGAAAATGGGTGAAGATTATATGATGGGTAGAATTACACGTGACAAAGCAAAAGCAGCTTAAAAACTTTCCAACTGTATATTATCTTTCATTAAAAGACTCCTTAGAGAGGCAGCGCGATTTAGAGTCACAGCTGTCCTCGAGGGGAGTAAACTTTAAAATGATTGAAGGATACGACGGCAGAACTGTTGATATTCGAAAACAGCTAAATATATCAAGTCCACATATGGCGCCTGAAGTTATTTCGTCTGAAGTACTGTCTGTTGCTGTTTCACATTTGCATATGATATATCGTTGGTATACAGAAACAGAAGAAAAAATTGGTTTCTTTTGCGAAGACGATATTAATTTTTCTTTGGTTGATTATTGGAATTTTGATCTTAACGAATTTATTGAGCCTTTGCCAAAAGATTGGCAAGTTATTCAAATGTCACTGATTAAAGAAGACCCAGTCAACCGCAGTGATATGAGAATAAGAGGAAAAAGATGGAATGATTGGTCTTGCTGCGCATATCTAATGCGACGCGAATACGCAAAAGAAATATTAAATAGCTTTTATGACGAAAAAACAAATTCGTTTAATTTAAAAATAAAAGAAACATTACATATTCCTTTGCCTGAAAATGTTATATATCCTTATAATTATAAAAGATGTTATGTATTTCCGTTCTTTACAGAAAACAGATTACACGATTCTACTTTAATTAGGCAAGATAATAAAGACAGTATAGATACCATTCAGGACCAAAGTAGCAAGTTTATAACTGATTGGTGGAAAGAAAATGGAAAAAATATTAATATAAAGGAGTTGGTAAGTATGGTAGATAAAATTCCAGTTATTGGTGCCCCGGTTGTAAATAGTACATATTGGATTTCAAGACTTATTATGAGTGTTGATTATCCTGTGGAAAACTTTGTCATTATAAACAATAATGGCCGCGGTGAATTAGATGAAGAGCTAAATCGCTTAGTTCAAATAGATCACAAATTTATTGATAATATTAAGGTAGTTCATATGCCAGCAAACGTCGGTTGCGCAGGAGCTTGGAACCTTATTATTAAATGCTATATGTTAGCGCCATATTGGATTATTGCAAACGACGATGTTGCTTTTGGCCCAGGTCTTTTAGCTGAAATGGTCGAAAGAATAAATGGTGATCCAGTCGTAGGTATGATACATCCAAATGCTGGTGACTTTGGAGTCGGAGCGTGGGATCTTTTTCTTATTCGTGAAAATGTTGTTAAAGTATTTGGTTTATTTGATGAAAATACATATCCTGCATATTGCGAAGACGCAGATTATATTATGCGGATGTCACACCGTCCTATTCGAAAGATCGTTGGCTTAGAGAATAAATATATGCATGGACACGGTGATAGTACAATGTATTATGAAACCGGTAGCCAAACAGAAAAAAATGAAGAAGGTTTAAAACAAAAATTAGATCATTCAAATAACTTAAATATTGAATATCTTACACGTAAGTGGGGTATTGGTTGGAGGAAGTTGTCTCCAAATAAAGAAGTATTTGAAGGGGAAGAAACTCCTATTTCAACTACCACGTATGATTTAGATTTTGTTAGACAAAAGCATTTAGGTTTTTAATATGAAAAATTGGATTATACAAGAAGAAGAACATTTTCAAGAAAATGTGGTTGAGGAAGTTATTCAGCCGCAAGAAAATGAAATTGTTTACGAGGGAGAAGCCGATCCTGTCTATAAAGTAAACCCAAATCTTCAAGAAAATAAAAGAGCAATTATAGTTGATAACTTTTACGCAGATCCTTATGCGATGCGCGACTATGCTTTGCAACAGGAATACTTTGATGATCCTGGTTATATTGGAAGAAGAACAAGAACGCAACATCTATTCCCTGGCTTAAAGGAAACTTTTGAAAGTATTATCGGCGAAAGAATAAGTGAGTGGGAAACCTATGGTATGAATGGTAGGTTTCAGCACAATTATGCCGGTGAAAAGCTAGTGTATCATTGTGACCAACAAAAATGGGCGGCCATGATATATCTAACACCGAATGCTCCACCTCAAACTGGTACAAGTACATACATGCACCGAGAAACAAAAATTCACCATAACTCTCAAATTAATTGGGAAGATGGAACTGGACATAAAATATTTCCTGGAAAAACATTTTTAGATAAAACTCCGTTCGATACAGTAGATTCTTTCGGTAATATTTTTAATCGTTTGGTTATATTTGAAGGGGGATCAATTCATGCTGCGTCTGAATACTTTGGCAGCGATATACATGATTGCAGATTATGGCAAATGTTCTTCTTTGACGGAGAAGAATCAAGAATGCATTTAGGAGATTGATAATGAAGGTTGTTTTAGTTTCTGGAGGGTTTGATCCGCTACACAGCGGTCATATCGCATATTTTAACGAAGCAAAAAAGCTAGGTGATATCCTAGTAGTAGGTGTAAACAGTAACGAATGGTTGACTCGTAAAAAAGGTCAGCCATTCATGGATATAAACGAAAGAGTTGAAATTGTAAAAAATCTTTCAGTTGTTGATGTAGCTATGGTATTTGACGATAGTGATGGTGGTGCAAATCAAGCAATTCATAATTGTTTGGTTATGTATCCGGACTCAGAAATTATTTTTGCAAATGGTGGTGATAGGACGGATGAAAATATTCCAGAAATGAAAATTGATGATCCACGGCTATCTTTTGTATTTGGAGTAGGCGGAGTTCACAAGATGAACTCCAGCAGTAAAATACTCACTGAATGGAAAACTCCAAAAACAGAAAGAAAATGGGGATACTATCGTGTACTTCATTCTGACGGTCCTTCTACAAAAGCAAAAGAACTTGTTGTTTCTCCAGGTAAATCTTTAAGTCTTCAAAGACATGAGTCACGCAATGAATATTGGATTGTAAGCTATGGTGTTGCAACAGTAAACCATGGAAATGATTTAGATAATATTCAAACTTCTGTGCTTGAAAAACACGACGAAATTGATATTCCTGTAGGTACTTGGCATCAATTGATAAATAATACAAAGGACGAAGTACGGATCGTAGAAATCCAATATGGAACAAATTGTATTGAAGAGGATATCGAGCGCGTTTAGATACCATAGCTCCCAGAATTATTAATTCTATTATATCCAATATTTATGGAATGTCAATAGAAAAATGGTACATATTTTAAATTATTGTAATCTAATACCATAGCTCCCAGAATTATTAATTCTATTATATCCAATATTTATGGAATGTCAATAGAAAAATGACGATAGCTTCTTTTTTATAAATATAAACAAAAATAGGTTAATTCACATGGCATTACCAACAACACGCGAAGAGTTTAAAGATTACGTTCTTCGTAAAATAGGTGCTCCAGTTATTCAGATAAATGTTTCCGAAGAACAAACTGAAGACCGTATTGACGAAGCTATATCTTTTTGGAGAGATTATCATTATGACGGAAGTCAAATGGTTTATCTTAAGCACGAACTTACTCAAAATGAAATAGATCAAGGTTATGTTACAATACCAGCAAATATGCTAGGTGTTACTCGAATATTTGACTTAAGCTCATCTGTGTCGACGGGTACTGGTATTTTTAATGTACAATACCAATTCGTTTTGAATAACCTCAGTGATATTACAGGATATAGTATACAAAACTATTATATGTCAATGTCTCATCTGCAATTCCTACAGGAAATTTTAGTAGGAAAACCTTTAGTACGATATAACCGCCATGTAAATCGCCTTTATATTGATGGTAAAAAAGATATAATGGTCGCAGGATCACATATTATCATTGAAGGATATGATATCATAGATGGAGAAACATATTCTGATGTTTGGCAGGATCGCTGGCTCCAAAATTACACCTCAGCTCTTATAAGAGAACAGTGGGGATTAAACTTAACTAAATTTACAAATATGCAACTCGTAGGTGGTGTTCAGTTTAATGGAGAACAAATATTAAGTGAAGCCAAGGCTGATCGAAAAGAAATGGAAGAAAATGCCATTAGCTCACTGCAACCGCTTACCTATAATTTCGTAGGTTAATAATGGCAACGAACGTATACTTTCAAAATTACGATTATTCAAATGAACAGACTCTCATCGATGACTTGGTGATTGAGTCTATTCAAATTTATGGGATAGACACGTATTATCTTACTCGTAGTTTGCAGGCTGTAGACAATATATTAAATGAAGATGATCTTTCGATCTTTAATACCGCTTACGAAATGGAAATGTATGTTAAGAGTGTTGATGGTTTCCAAGGTGAAGGCGACTTCCTTAGCAGATTTGGTTTACAAATTCGTGACCAAGTTACATTTACTGTTGCAATGCGAACATTTGAAAAAAATGTAACTAACATAATACCTACTATTTTAAGACCAAAAGAAGGGGAGCTCGTATACTTCCCTATGGTTAACAAGTTCTTTAAAATTACTCACGTTGAACATGAGAGCGTCTTCTATCAGAGCGGTGCTTTACAAGTGTTCGACCTTCAGTGCGAATTGTTTGAATATTCAAATGAAAGATTCCAAACTGGTGTATCGGATATAGATACATTTTTTGATAATTATAAAACAACCGCTGTTACTTCGCTTACTGCATTAAAAACAAAAGATCCTATTGCAAATAATATAGACTTTGAAAATGCTGGAGATGATATAATAGATTTCACAGAGATAGATCCGTTTAGCGAAACTATCACAAACCCAACAAACACTGGATAAGAGATATGGTCTATAAAATTCAAGGTACAGAAGTTGTAGACTCATCTGGTAATATTGTACCAGGAGATAAGACTAAATTCGTTGTAA